TCGGTCCAGTTTGTACCGTCAAGTGTGTATTGTAATTTGCAGTTCAGTGCGTAGCTATCTGGTGCGCCAGCGACTGAATCAAGATCCACGATCATGCTGATCTTGGATTGTCCAAGACTTCCTATTTGCGCCAAAGCAGTACTCGCCGTGTAGTCAGAAAGTGCGCTCTGTGTCGTGTAGGTATACGTCGAGGTAGACGTACCGTGCGGAAACTTTTGAATTACTGATTGAGCCATGACTGTTTAGTTTAGCTTCGCGGCCTCTTAACCGCTTGCTTAGTTAGTTAGTGCCTATTAAGGCAAGGTCACTACGTGATAGGTAACAATGAATTTCAGCGTGCTTGAGGCATTACCACCGGTTGGATCCGAGTTGCAGGAGGCCGTGATGGCAGCAGCTGAAACGGGCGTGACTGCAACGGGTACAGCAACTGCAGCAGCCGTCGAGGCAGTCTCTAGAAATGCGTTTGTAAAGGTAGCTGCATTAGCACCAGCTGCATTAGTGTAGCTAATGTCGAGTGTGTCAGTACCTGCCTCATAGGCCGCTGTGGCGAATGTGTTCAAACAGACTACCTGGTCTACCACGATGTACTTACCAGCCGCTGGGGCTGCGATAAGCGTAGTCGGGGCTGAATTCAGCGTCCGAATGGCAGCATCAGCGATCGTGACCGTTGCAGTGCGCTGGATGAGTGCTTCCTCAACCATTGAGGACAAAACTTTAGCAGCACCAATTGTAGTTGTAGCGCTACCGGCTGAGGCCGAAATATCTCCGGTAAGGGCTGAACGTTGAATGCCACCTGAGCCTGAAAATTCAACGCCACCACCGACCGTAAGTGCTTCTGGTACTCCGGTAGCTGCTGTGTCACGACCGATAAGTCTGTCTGTTGCAATGTCAGCTTGCTTGGCAAGTGTTACCGCGGCGTCTGCGAGTTCAGCGGTGCCGATCGATCCAGCATCAGCGACCACTGTACCTTGCAGGCTGCCGAAGACTGCCTTGCCCTTAGTTTTGTGTACTACTCCCATGATTTTATTCCTTAGATTTCTTAGGCGACTTAGATTTCGACTTGAAGTGAACATGCACGGTTGGTGCAGTCTCTTCTAACTTTTTAATCTCAACCGTCACTTTGTTTTCCGTAACCACAGCCGCGCCGTTAGCTACCAGAGCCTGCCCGGCAACGTCCTCGACTTCGAAGACGTCACCGGCTTTGAGCTCTGTAGGCCCATCAGCTTTTATGTTTGATAGAGCCTTAAGTCTCATGGACTTAAGCGTTAGTGTCCTTGATCAGATAGATCGCGCCGACTGCAACAACCTTTGGCTTGAAGAAGTCTACGATTCGCACAACATTTGATCGGATTGAATCATCGCGATAGGTGTCGATTGCCTGTGCACCGTTAAGTTCGAAGTGGAACCCAGCAGTGACGATGCCGTTTGATGCCGATGGCGCAACATATGAGACCCAGCAACTGTCTGGCCAGATAAAGCCGAGAGAGTCGGCGGCACCTTCGTCTGCACTATTCTTTGGCTTTGAACCAACGAGTACTTTCATGCCCAGCAATTGCTCAGCATCAGCTTGTGAAACTTGCACATTGCCAAGTTTACCGCTGCCCCAAACGTGCTTCACGCGTTCAATCGTGTCTGGATGTTGTCGGAACTTTGCCCAGCTGTCGTGACCGAAAACAATCGTATTTGGATATTCACCGCTCTTCTTAACAACACTCGTAATACCAGTTTCGATATCGCCGAACGGATCAGAGTTGGTTTGGTCCGTCCATTGGTTCGTACCGGTCAACGTGGTGTTATTTGTTACTACACCGGTGTCGTTCAACAGTGCCGCAAGTTTGTTTTCTTTGAAGACTTTCATCTTGTGCGTCAAGAACTGAACTGCCGCTGATGCCTCGTCAATCGGAGACTGTTGTGACAAGAAGTCATCAACAGCAACCTCGTGTTCGAAGTCCACGAGTGGTCCGTAGGCTGTGGTCGAGCGTCCGTAATCACCACGGCTAGCTCTGGCACCTGAGCCACGTTCCATCTCGTCAATGCGGAGGTGTGAGTTATCGAAGGTATAGAAGTAACCGTCTTTCTTATCAACTTTTAGGATTGGAAATACTTCTTCTGCAATAAAACCAGTAAGTTCTCCACCAACCTTAACCGAAAGGGTGGAGAGTTGAACTGTGTCTAGTGAAAGGTCTGTAGGTGTTGGCATTGTAGTTTAGTTAATTCCTTAAGTTTAGTAGTGCTTCCAGATGCCAACTTGGTACTCAAAGATATCAGCAGCATCCGCTGCTTCTAAGGCCATTCCGATCACATAGTTACCAGTTGTGGTCGTAGAAATAAGCTTCCCAGCTGAGTCAGCCGTAAGCCACTGCCCACGAGTAATAGTGCCGCCAGCGATTGCTTTTGAGGTTCCAGAGGCAACAACTGAAACACCTTCATCTGCCTTAGCTTCGCCAAGCTGGGTTCCAACGAGGATATCAGTAGCGGCCGAGGCGAGTGCCACGGTTCCATCTGCTGATAACTTCATTGCGTAATACTGCTTAGCTGATAGATCGGATGTGCAGTTGTAGCTCTTGATCGCGCCGGGTACATGTTGAGACATAGTGAGTAGAGGTTAGATCGCCTCCACCCAAAAGGCGCTGAATTAATTAGTCGCTTGTCGCTTTGAAGAGTTCTGGTTTTTCTTTGGCTACTGACGTGAATGCATCGACGTAGCTAAGTTTTTTACCGTTCTTCTCACTCGCAGCAATTCGCTCGCTTATAAGTTTATCGGCTAATACTCTGTGATTCAATGAGGAATCGTCAGCAGAACCAATCTCGCCCATGACTTTCTGCGTGGCCACAGACTGCATGACATCATCAAACATTTTGATCTGGTCATCGTTCATAGAAAGCATGAACTTATTCAGCGTGGCGCGACCAGCCGGTGCCACCTTACCCCCAGTGGCGCCCACCATATATTTCTTGTCGATCTCACTGGCTATCTTTATAGCTTTCAATTCAGTTTCAGCTGCCATGATTCTGTCCTCTTTGGCTTTTAGTTCCGAGGCGCTGATTGTTACTGACTCTTTATCCACAAGCTTAGTACTGTCAGATGCTTCGACTACAGTTTTTTCGGCGGCTTCTATGATAGGTGGTTCGGCCGGTTCTTCGTCTTCACCTGTTTTCTTTACAGCTTCTTTAGCTACCACTTTTTCAACAGTAACCGCATCTTCTGCTTTCACCTCTGGCGTGACCACAGTTTCTTTAGCAGCCTCATGTTTAGCAAGTGATTCCTCAATAAATTTCTTATACTTGGCCTGTGGTTCATCTTCCATCATTGACAAGTGTTCAGCCAAATAAGCCAGCTCGTCCTCACTTAATTCATCGAGAGGCTTAGCCATGAGTGTTTGGAGTTTCTCCATTTCGTCTTGTGACATTTCCGGCATAGCCACTTCGGCTTGCACAGTAGTGGTCTCATCTGCTTTGACCGCTTTTACATCGGCGGAGGTCAACGCCTTTTTTGCGCTTACGCGCTTAGCTTTCGCCATTGTGGTTAGGTCTTCAATGAATAAGGTTGCTGGTATTGTCTCATTTCCTTTGGTAGTTGCGCTAGTACCCTCATGCGCCACGAGTGGCTTTAAGAATCTAAACAGCGGACGGTTAGTGAGTGTACCCGCGACTAACACTGGCCCATGATTCTCACTCGTTAGAGGATCCTCAAAGGAAAAGGAAAACTCGGGGCTGAAAAAACGGAACGTTTTCTCTTGGAGTTTTTCTTTACCAAGCTTTGTCCACTCAACTGCCGCCCACAAACCTTCCTTACCACGGTTAATTAGCTTATTGATCCAGCCCGCCGCCTCACCAGCATCGTGGTCAATATCGATTGGCAAGACACCACCGGCACGAACATCATTGTCAAAGTTTTCTATCATGCCCTCAATTTCGTCCTCGGTAATTTCTAACTGACCGTACTTCTTAGTGTTCCAAGAACCTGGCACGAGCATCTGAATCTCGCTGGGCAAGCCATCCTCACTGGCCTTAATAATGTCTACAAATACTTCAAGATCTCGTTTCATAGTTTTTAGTTAAGCAGCTTTAGCACCATTATTTAAGGCCCAGTCGCGTGTGGAGACGCCCTTAGGCTTCTTACTCATCACGCTGGGATCGACTCCAAACTCCCGCCAGTTCACTTTGCCGAGTGCCGCTTGTTGACGCAGCACGGTATCATCCTTTGGATACAGCTTATTCGCAGGAATGTCCGTGCGCTTTTTCACCACTTGCGGTAGTTGCGGATACTGCTGGTTCGGTAATGCAGGACGCGGTCCTCTAAATGGTGGAGCTAATCTAGACGGTTCAGGTACTGGTTTAATATACTGATACACAGCGGCGGTGATTCTCTCCCACGGAGTCTTCATTTTCTTTACTTTAATAGATTGTTTATCAAGCGCTAAGTCTTCGTATGTCGGCATGATGTAATTCTAGCGCACTTTGTATATGCCGCTAATATCGATGGCGGGGAATATTTTCCTACCAGCTTTGCGTAGTGCCATCACTCGGTTGGTCCCGTCTATAATTACTCTGCCGTCAATGATTATCGGCGGTGGTTCTGACAACGGTAGTCGGTCGTAATACATATCGGACAAAACTCGTCTACCACTCTGGTCGATGCCTGGCAGATAGGAGAGCTGATCGAGGTTTACGTTCTTGATCTGTAACTGATTGCCATACTTGTCTAGCCAGGCCGTGCCAAAGGCCTGATCGTCTCGGTACCCGAACTTATTAGCGATCGACCGCGACAACTCTGACCGCATGTTGCCCTGCAACCGCTTGTGTTGCAGCGGCTGGTTAGGCGGTTGTGGGTTTTGTGTTGTCCTACCTCGTTCGTCGATCCCGCGAGTTTGCGTTGGGTCCGTAAACTCTTCGTCGATATCTAGGTAACAACGACAATTATTATGTGGGTCGGGAGGTGCGTCATACTCACCAAACGTCTCGTCAATCGGCACCGTCTCGCCCTCTAGGTCCAAACAAATATCATCAACGTCTCGGTCCTGTTGCGTCCGCCAGGTCTTTGTTTTAACCCCACCATCCGCTTGCCCGCTGAACATCAGTAGGCCAAACATTACTGCCCCGACAATTTCTGTAGACGAGATGCCGTCCGCCTTAGAGTGATCATCAGCCACGTTCTCAAGTTCGTCTACCAAGTCCTCGTCAATGTCCTCTGGAAACTCACGTGCCTCAAATACCCGTTCGTCGATTGCGTTCGTAAGTTTTCTCGTAAGCCGATCCTGCAAGGTCTGCATAATTGAGTCAGCGCTTTTCCGTACTCGGGCGGTGAGTTCCGTCTCTAAATCCTTACCCGCCGCGGATAGGTTGACTTGATGGCCTAGCTGGCTTTCGCCGTACAAGAACCCAATGCTG